TTTAGACTATGTGCATGAAGTGATTTCACTCCTCTAGCCCATTCCTCTGCAGCGATCTGTTTAGCTCGTTTTACTACTCTATCATGGTATTGTGTCATAATATCTCCAATGTTCCTCTATCAAAGAATTGATATACTAGCTCATCACAGTATCCTTGTGGTTCCCACTTCTCTCCTTTGTAGCTACCTTTTACTAATTCGTATTCTTCCCACCAGTCAAAGTCATCTGATTCAAACCAGCTTTCTTCTTTACCAAATGCTGTTAATAGAACTTCGTTTAGTTCTTCACCATCTATTTCATCAGTGTCGTCATAGCACTCTCCACCTTCAATAAAGTAAGTGGTTTTTCCTACAAAGTTTCTGAACTCATCTTCATAAGTCATGGTAGCAGTTGGTTTAGTTCCTAACTCATTATGTATATACTGCACTAGATGTTTTACAAAGGGTATTGGTGGACTCCATGCTGAATATCCACTAAAGTAATCTTCATGATATTCTTCAACATGACACCACTTTGCTCCAATATTCTCAATACCCCAGTTATACCAACCTTCTTCATCATATTCGGTAGGGTATATAGGTAATTTCTCTATTTCATACTCCAACCAACCATGTGTCGTTTTACTACTAATGTTTTCCATTAGAAATTGCAGTAGTTTACTTTCTTTTTCATCAATGTCAAAAGTGACATGAAAATGTACATTATTTGCCATTAGTTTACTACTCCAAACGCAGCTTCGTATTCGGACTTACTAATCAAAACAAGCTGTTCATCTCGAATTGTCCTTCCATCTTCTAGGTCTATCAACATATGTGTCGAATTTCTACTCACATGACCAAACCATCTAGGTTTGCTATCCTCTGGGTATCGTATTGCTACTATTTTACTACCATTTGCTTCCATTCCTACTTTATAATGTCTACTCGCCATATTCTTCCCTCTCTTTCTTTTTAGCCCAGTCACTCCATGTTATGAAAAACATAGGCAATACTATTGTTGCAAATCCAAACAATGCAATAAATGTAATTAACTCTCCAATACTCATATATCTCCTTCCTGTCTGCTCTCAGACCTTGCTACCTCAAAACCATTTGGGTATCGCTTTTCAAGTTTGTTTATATTTTCGTCCATTACTTCATCAGGTGTAAATCCAAGTGCGATACAACCTTGAACCCAATACCAAAGGACATCTCCTAGTTCTCTTTTCATGTGGAATATTTCATCAGCACTGAACTTACTATCTGATTGAAATACTTTTTTCTTTACTACTTCGGCAAACTCTCCACTTTCTGCCATCATACCTATCAATGCGGTCATTAGTCTTGCCATATCTATTTCTTGGTCAATCACTTCACTACCTTGCATTGTATAAGTTCCTCGTAGATACTCTACTCTGTCACACATTTTGGTCGTATCCTTACTTGCTCCAGAGGTAGTTGTGTCTACAAACTTTGCGTAGTCATTAATTTTACTTTCCAATATCTTTTACCTCTTTTTTTGGTATCACTTGGTATGCACCTTTGTTATAAGCAATTGATACCGTGTATTGCTTACTGATTTCTTTCTTATATGAAGTATCTTCAGGTGTTTGATACTCCTTCACTTTTGCACTAGGATAGGTCGTTTGTTTACTACTTTTTGTCGTTTTATTACTATTTATATCACTTTTAGTTGCTTTTTGCCACTTATTAGTCACTTTTTTAGTAGTTTTCCTCACTTTTTTCCTTTTTCTGCCATGTATATCATAACTCATGCTACCTTTAACTATCATTTTTGTAATCCCCCATGTCTATGTTGTAGATTTCGCACAATCTGTTTAGCATTAGTTCATACTCTAGTGTTAATTCTACAATGTGTTCGTTAAGATGTTGCAAATCATCAAGGCACAACTTTATTTCATCTTCATGCTTTTTCAGTTCTACCTTGATTTTATCCCCCTCTGTGACAGTAGGGAACTGTATAATTTTACCCATTATTTAAACCCCTCAAAAATGTGGTCTATCATTACTAGCACAAATGTGCCTATGATACAGAACACTATTAAGCAAGTGTATACTTCTACAAACCACTCACCCATAGTTATTATCGTCATCGTTGTTGCTAAAGTATATAAATACTAGAAACATAGCAACTAGAATTATTACTGTGTAATCCATTCAAATCCTCCTACTAATAACATCATTACTATTACTCCGATACCGAAACCTATCAGTATCCACTCTAGTGGGTCTTCCTTATCAAAAGGTTTCCACACTTCATGATTGGCTTTCTCAATCCAACCATAGCCTTTCCACTTATCCTTCATTAGCAAATCCCCCTGTGTATAAATCAATTAAGTATGACTCTATTAGATCGATGTAGTCTTGATAGCTGTCATACTCTCCACTTATACTGTCATAAGCATACTTCATTGCTCTTAGCATATCCTCTTTAGGAATTTGAAACGCATCTATGATGTGTCCATCATGGTCTTTGTCAAAGTTAGGGTAGTATGATAATTCATTTTGCACTTCTTGTAGTTCTAAAACACCATAGATTATGCACTCATAGAACTCCTCTACTTTCTTCATAACTGTCCAAAGTGAGTGGGAATGAAAAAAGAGCAACCCATCGCTCTCATCTTGAACGGGTTGCTCTTTGTATTTGTCATTGAATAGTTTGTTTTTGATACTACTCATTAGGTTGCTCCTCTACTTTTTGAAAGGTTGTGCCATCACAGTATCCAATCATTTTTCTTCTGTGTATCTCTTTACGAGCATACTTGCCTTCAACACTCTGGTCGTTTTCTAACTTAGCCAACGCCTTGTCAGTGTATTGCATATAATCGTGCCATAACTGTTTCATTACTTCACTCCTTCGGATAATCTATCCAATTCATCATAATCATACTCTTTGTTGATAATGATTTTTACTTTTCTTTTGTTTGCTCCTACCACTGTGTGGTCAAGAACTAAGCCATTTTTTGCTAGAGCATTTACTTTTCTTTTGAATGTTCCATACTCTTTTTGTGTCAATATTGCTGTTGTCATTTGCCTTGCCCCCTATATGCTTTATGTGAACGCTTCTTGTGTTTGTTCATGTTAATACTGAATGTGCTTTTGTTGTTGCCTTGTGAAGTCTTTTTCACATGACTGATATGTCCTTTACTCCATGATGCCATTATCCACTCTCCTTAGTAGCCCATACCACTTTGATACCTCTACGGGTTAGTTCGTTCATACACTTTTGCACTACCTTTGGTTTCGCATTTGAACTATTGATGTAGTCAAATAACTCCTGCTTTGGTGTGTTGTGTATGAAATAATGTTTCATCTTTTGCTTTGCAGCAGGAATACCTCTTTTGTATTCTCTATGTGATTTCTTAAATTTCATTGGCATAACGCACACTCCTTATTTAATTTGGTTATTATTTTTTATATGAGTATATTATACTCGGTTTGAGAGGTCTTGTCAAGAACTATTTTTAAAAAGGTAGGAAATTTTGATGTTAAGTTTTTTGAAGGAAAAAGAAAGGGAGTATGAAACTCCCTTTACTAATACAAGTCGCAACGCGTGTGGGACAGGGGACACTATCAAAGAAGTTCCAATACTTGGTTGAATACTATGACTTTCACATGGTTATCCAACACCCCCAAATCCCATTCTTGCCTTGCCATTTCAGTCTGTGCTAGGTCATTTTTACTTCGCTTGACTACCGAATCGGTTGCAGAGGCGAGCATTAGTGGACAATTTGGTTATCTCATATACTATCTAGTTGTATCTGCCCCTCTTACCCTACTACAATCTCGGATTTATTTACAGCTAACCTCAAACGATTGTGTGGGATATCCTCGCAGGATACGATGCAATCTCTCTCTAAATCAGATTGCTTACCCTTGAAACAACTGTGCTCACATTCCTTGGTGGGGTTGACAGCTAAAGCTGAATCTCGCCTCGCACACTGAGTTGTTAAAAGTGTTGGTTTGGTCGAGAACTCCAACAAACTCCTGACTTTGATTAAGCTAGTGTCAGACTAACTAGGTTTGCTACTTGCCGTGTCGGTTTACACCTTTGGCTTTCATCTGATATTTTCGTTGTATCCACCCGTTCAATCACGCTTATATCTATCTGTTTCACTTCTGATTGTATAAGAAAATCCCGAAGGTTTAAAGTCTTCCGACTAGCAAAAGCGAGTGTAGAACTTACTACTTACCACCGACTGCCTTGCCTACTTGAATTTGGACTTATCGGACTTACTTTGGATTTACTGAATGTCTACCACTCTAACTCTCTTTACGCAGTGCCGTCTGCGAACATAACTCGACTTTTCATGGTTGGTCACGATGCTTAGAAATATCTCTTATGTTGAGTATCAAACTTACACCGACTAGACACTTAGGACACGCTAGTTTGCCCCCCATCGTTCAAAGCAGTTGGGTCGCTGTATTTATTTACTTTTTGTTTTTTTCAAAATATAGATATATTATATCCACTTTCTAACCATTTGTCAAGAAGAATTTTGATTTATTTACTACTTGGTTGGTAATAAATCAATTCAGTCCCAACGGGTGTGATACTTTCGTTTTCTCACTTGGTTTCCCTTTTTCTAAATATAAGTATATTATACTCACTCTAGAACCATTTGTCAACAAAAACTTTACATTATTTGTTGAAACTTCACTTAAGTCAAGGTGTTGGAGTTGAACCAACCACTTCCTGAATAAGGCGTGCTTCCGCAGACACTTACCCTGACTAGGCTCGTCGCCCTGACTTAAATGGGTTAGTATGGCTAACCACTCCTTGACAATTATTGTGAGATTGCGTCAACCAATCTTTGTAGGTCTTGCTTTCCAGCTTTGACAAAAGTAGGTAGTTCGATTCCGAAGTGCTCAGAAATAGTGTTTACTAGCTCACTCTTTTGAACTACAGGCTCGCCTGTTTTAGTTGTTCTAGGTTGTGCTTTGTAAACTCCTTCTCTTGATAACTTAGCAATGATACTTCTTGTAGTTTTGCCTAATTCTTGTGCAAGTGCGTCTACTGTTTCCCTTGAAGGGTTTTCTTGGTAGGCTTTAGTCATAGATGCTACCATTTCATCTGTATAATTTTTAGCGTTTGCCATTTTAATAACTCCCATTATTTTTAATATCTTATATTGTATATTATATCCAAAGTATCCTCGTTTGTCAACCACTTTTTGTAAAAACTTTGATTTTTGTGCATCAAGTGGAGTGTCTGTTGAGGTTTTATCTTTTTTCATAATATGTATATTATAGGCGATGTGATTAGTCATGTCAAGAAGAAATGCGAATTATTTATAAAAATGCACATCGTTATTTCGGGGGCAGGGACGCGAAACCTCACAGCGGGTGTGCACAAATCTCCAAAAAACGCAAAATTTCTCTTGACACCCGCGCAAATCTGTGCTAAACTATAAATAAGTCTTATTATAGACTAATACATCACTTTGACACTCCGTTTTATCACTTTAGCACTTCGTTTATGCACTTCAGTTTTGCACTTTGGCGCCGGAGGTGGCTTTAAGCGGGTAAAGTGGCGTATTTATGCGGGTTTTGACGAAACAATCGATAATTAAAGTGGTTTTCACGAAACAGACTAGCAATATAAAAAATTCTTCGATAAATGCGAAAATTCTCTTGACACCCGCCTCAGAGTATGATAAAATCGGCGCGATTTGATGCACAGATTATGCGAAGTAAAATAATTGAATTATTTTCGCTTTACCTATTGATATTTCTAATAAAGTGCGTATAATACATATTATGAAAAACGAAAAGAAAGTTGAAAAAACAAAAGCAACATTAGTTCGTGAAGTGGAAGCTAAATTCAAAGTAAAAGATGGTTTCTTTGACTCTTTAGAGAGAGCTAACAAAGAAACAATTGTCAAATTACTCTCCCTTTAAGTGAACAGTTGTCTAAAATTCGAAGTGTAAGTTACTTTGTTCCTCAAAACTAGGCAAAAGTCCCTATTGGCACGGGACTGAGCTCGCCAAACCCGACAAATGTCCCCGAGGAACGGACAGGCGTCGGGTTTTTTTGTGAATTATTTTAAATTTTTCCTTGACAAAAGTAAAAATGTGTGCTACAATACTAGGGTGGCGGGCGGGATACCCACGGAGACTTGGGGATAACCTGTGGATAAGTCGGCTTCGCCAAGGTAGACTTTGCACTTGTTTCGCTTTCGCACTCTGGCGCACAAGCGCTTCGCTTTACCACTTCACTTTTTCACTCTGGCGCAGAGCGCACTGATGCAGTTCTCTAAATCTCAGGCAGGGGGTATCCCTCAAAATTAATTGACGAAAAAAAGAGTGAGGGTGGGAAATCTTGAATAATCGCAATTTCCCAATCCTCAGAAGGTGGTCTTTGTTAATCCGAAAATTAGCATTTTTTCCTTCTTTTTGAAAAGTGGCAGTTATCTTGAAAGTTCGTAGAAGTTCGGTTGATGTTTTCCCTTCTCGGTTCTATCTAAGAAAATCTGATCTTTTCTCATTTTCCCCAAGTTCTCGATCTTGCGATAAAGTCTTGGTGTCAATCCCCTATTTTCTGTTTTCCCTTTAAGGTGTGTTTCCTTAGTTGATATAATCATTATAAGGATTTTCTGTCCTATGTCAACAATTATTTTAAATTAATTTAATAAATTCACAATAATAAAAATCTGTAATACTAATACAATTAGAGGTATTACAGTTCTTATAAGTTCCATAATGTGATTATACTTATCAAGCCACCTTTCAAATCTATAAATTTTGTTCATAAAAAAAGGGAGTAAGTTTATTGGACTTACTCCCTTAGGTTGTTAGAAACTAAGCAAATCGCTTGTTCCATATTCTCGCATTAACTGTTTCAACATTTCCATATTTTCGGATAGCAGTTAAATTTGCTGTCCTATCATCATAGAAATATTTCTTTAGTTTTGCGAATTGCTTGAAATTCCAAAAGTGTCGCAGTTGCTTTGCTTTTAGAATATCATCTCTAGTAATGTTATCCTTAGGTCTTGAATAAATATAATCATAGTAAATACCCATTGAATGAATATATTCCAAATCATATTCTCCAAGTTCTCTAGCTGTGCAAATTATGACAATGTTTCCATTTTCATAATCTTGTCTTAACTGCCAATACATAGGAAGTAAATCATCTTTAAAAATGTTTTCCTTAGTATTGTTAGCTTTCCAATTAGCCAAGTCTAGTTCCCCATTTTCCATATATTTTGTTCGGTGGCTACTATCAATGATAGTTCCATCTAAATCATATATGCAAATTTTCGGATTAACAAAGTTTAGAATTCTAGGTATAAATTGAGTTTTAAGTTTCAACATCTTTTAAACCCTCTTTAATTTTCTGCTTTGCTCTTTGTTCCATATGTCGCCAAGCTCTATCATATGATTTTGCTTTTAGCCATTCTTCCCTAGTTGCAAAGCCGAATTTTTCCCATTCTTCTTTTTTAGTTTCAAATAAATCAAGTTGTTTCATTCTTACCTCTTTTCTTTATTTGTTTATTAACGATTTTGTATGCTTGTAAAATACAAGATTTAATCTGATTTCCAGAACAGTAAAACCATTCTGTATAACCAAGACCTAAATTCTTGTCATTTACTTTTTCATACCCTCGCAAAATAGCAATTTCAGTTGCTATCCTTTCAATGCTTTTTGCAAGTATATTTTCGGATATAAAAACCTTTTTTATAAGGTGTTCTTGTCCTTTCAAATTTCCTGACATTCTGAAACCTGAAATTCTTCTATCTATATCCTTAGTAGTATAGCCCACCTTAGACCTAATTCTTTTGTTTTGATACAACTGATTTAGGTCTAGTTCAAGGGCATAAACTTTATCTTGAAGATTTAAATTCATGCTCTATCTTTTAAAGGTGTTTTAGTTTCAATATTCCAATTCATTACCAATGCGACTAGATCAGATTTATTCGATCTGTCAAATGCAGTAAATGGAGTTAAACCCTCATTCATAAGAAATTCATTGATTTCTCTTTGCATTGTCGCCTTTGGTAAATTCTCAAAATAAACTATTTTTTCTTTAGCCATTTTATTACCTCGTTTATTAACTACCTACATCTTATAGGGTGTAGATTTCCCTAGTTCTTTTATGTCGTTCTTGTTTTCATAACCGAAGTTAAGATTGTCTCCACGACCCCGACCAATATTTTATAAGGCGTTCTCGGTAATCCTTATATCTATAATATCAAAGTGATTGAAAAAATCAAGCAAAATCACAGTGATTTTTTCCTTGACTTTTCCCTAAATATAGTGTAAAAAAATATGAAAAAAAGTGTTGCTTTTTTCTTGAAATTGTGGTAGGAAAATTTGAAAAAAAGTGTTGCAAAAAATTCAATCATGGTTTAAAATAACTGTAAGTTATTTTAAACCAAGCCTCCCAAATCCACCAAGACAAGCCGATAAAATCAATCGATCTTTTTTCGAAAAAAACCTTGACAAATCTTGACAGATATGATAAAATCGGCGCCCCAAATGAGAATGATTATCATTTACAATATTAAAAATAATTGTAGAAAAGTGTTGACAAGTATTGAATAATGCTTATAATAATAGGTATGTTAAACAAAAAAGGAGAAATTAACATGGAATATATAATAACAGTAGCAGTATTTTTCTTAGTAGCGATAGGATTAATGTATGCAGTATCAAGTGAGGGATCGAACCCTACACGCCAGCAGATGAGGAATAGAATTAAGATGCAAAGAGCGTGGAAGAGGTTTAAGAGAACATTAAAAGTTGATGAGGTTCTTGCTCCCTTTATAGGTGGATTAATCATAATATTCTTTGTGTTAGTCTTTACATTCAAATTACATGGAGTTATATAATGAAGAGCTATAAAATTAAAGTTCAATTGCGTGGTGGTAGTGGCTATCTGGAAACAGTAGAGCTAACAGAAAAAGAGGTAATATGGTTCTTAAATAAGAATGATATAAACGGCTGTTGGACGAAGTTATGCCAATCTATAGAGGATAGATTAGGAATGAGAATTATAGGGCATTTTAATCTCATTAGCTATTTTATAGATGATGAGGAATTTCCCTTACATTAAAAAGTTCTCCAAAGGGGGTGAAATTCCCCCAATTTATTTTTAAAATAAATGTAAATAAATGTTGCATAATTAAGAATTATCATGTTATAATATATTTATATTAAGGAGAAAGAAAATGAAAAAACAAGACCAAGACCTAACAAAAGCTGAATTACAAAAAGCAATCAATCAGCTAATCAGGTTAAAAGGCAACGCCCAAGTATGGAACGGATTTAACAAACATATGAAAGGAGCGATAGTCTACAGGATTGGGAAGTTTGAGAGATTGCTAAGAGAGAAAGGTTGACACCTTCTCTCTTTTGTGGTAAGGGGGGTTAGTAGACCTGCCCTGCCACCCTCACTCTAATACCCCCACGCGTACAACTTTTTAAAAAATCGCGAATCAATAAAAAGACGCGGCGAGTACATCGTGACGATGCTTCCAAAAATACTTCTTGACACGAGGATGAAATTTTGATATAATTCAAGTATGAAGAATGAAATTGTAACCAAGATGAGTCCAGAGGGATTAGAAATCGCGAACGCATACTTAGAGCTGGGGAATCTTCCGTCAGTGTGTGCACGATTAAGTATAGATGAAAATACCGTACAAGAGTACCTAGGTAAACGAGAAATTAAACAATACATCGACCAAGTATACTTAGACACAGGTTACAGAAATAGATTTAAATTAGCAACAACGCTTGACGATATAATAGACAAGAAGCTAGAAGAATCAGAAGAGAGTCAAATTTATACTAATAAAGACTTAGCAGATTTAATACAAATGGCACATAAAATGCGTATGGATGAAATTAAAGCCATGGCAGAGTTAGAAAAAGCAAAAGCCTCTAACATAAAGAACCAGACTAACGTACAGATTAATAGTGAGTTACCTTTTGGACAAGGCAACTACGGTAAACTTATGGAAAAATTACTAACAAAATAGGAGAGCTTATGATATATAGCACATATGTAGACGGCAATAGAAAAGCCGATGTTATCAAATTAGACAATCACTGGGGTTGTCGATTATACGAAGATGGAAAACTTATAACAACAGAGTTTTACAAAGGGCATAGTGAAGCATACGCAGAAGATGCAGCAGAGAACTATGTACTAGGAATAAAAAATGCCGTATAGCAAAGAAGTAAATGATAGATTCTACGGAGTACTGAATAATCCACAGGAGTTCAGTGTAGGACGCTTCGACCCAAAAGACCCAGACGTAGCAACTGGCATGACTGGAGCACCCGCTTGTGGTGACGTCATGAAGTTACAATTAAAACTTGACCATGATGAAAAGATACTAGATGTCAAGTTCAAGACATATGGATGCGGTAGTGCAATTGCCTCGTCCACCCTGTTCGTAGATATGCTGAAAGGCAAAACTATCGAACAAGCCAAACAAATAAAAGATAGAGATATCGCTGAGGCATTACAGTTGCCTCCTATTAAATTACACTGTTCTGTTCTAGCCGAAGATTCTATTAAGAAAGCAATAGAAAATTGGGAGGAAAAAATTGAACATAGGAAACATAATCAATACGATTCATCGCTTGATGAAATCGGGTAGGATTCATAAAGTATGGAAAATCAGTGGATTGAAATAACAGATGAAGCAATCACCAAGATTTTGGAGAAACAGGAAACAGAACGTTTCCTGGCAATCCGTCTTGGTATTACTGGTGGCGGCTGTGCTGGTTTTGAATATGTATTTGATAAATGCAACGATGAACCAACTCAAGAAGACGTGCGATTGGATTATGGAAAGTTTGGGGTGGTAATTAATAAGATGTCAATTCCATACTTACTAGGAATGACACTAGACTACCAAAAAGAAGGATTGAACGAAGTATTTAAATTTATCAATCCAAAAGAACAATCCGCGTGTGGATGTGGCGTCTCAATCAATTTCGATTTAGAACAAGTAAATAAAGACAAAATATTAGCAATACAACTATAATGGAAGAATATACAATATTTAATTTTATAAGTGATGTAGGAGCCCCTATAGCCGCAGCGTTATTTATGGGTGCTTTCATATTTATCATTATAAGAAAGATAATGGAAGATGTAGTTGGCAATACTGAAGAGTTAAAAGGTATCTGCAAAATGTTGGTTACTAGAATTAAAGTAATGAACAATGACATGATACGAATAGATGTAAGCGTTAGTTCTGCACTTGAACTTACACCAGATTTAAAAAGAATATCAAGAGCAGAAAATTTTGTAGAAGATGGCACTATAGATGCAAGGAGAGACTAATGCAAAACTGGTTGTTTAATAAAATGGCACCTTATGCGTTAAAGTTTAGAGAATGGTCTAAAGGTAAACTCTGGATTCAAATACCACTATGGATTTTAATATTATGGATGTTAGGAATATTTAATCCTTACTGGTGCGTATATCCAGTCTGTTGGATTCAATAATGGATTGGATGGAAGATGCTGCAGAAGCAGTTCAACAGTTCGGATTCCCTATAATAGCTATGCTCGGTCTTGGATACTTTGTCTATTTTGTTTGGACTACAATCACGGAAAAAATCGACCCAGCAACTGAAGATATGAAAATGACCGTTCTAAAGTTAATAGACCAAATTAGAATGATGGACAATGATATGATTCGCTTGCAAGAGAAACTGGACACAGTTTTACAGATGAAAGAAAATGAACGAAAGAAAACTAAATAATAGAATTTCGAACGGTGTAGTTGGAACATTAATAGCTTTAAGCTTTATAGTAATTGCATCAGACTTAAATGCTACAGAAATAGTACATAAATTTGGTTCGCCTAGTTTTAGTGGGATTAATCAATCTGCACACTATTTAACTATTGACGAACAAGAAAGAACAAGAAAAGATGCACTTGCACAAAAAGCTCAAGATGCATTAGACGAGGCCCAAAGAGAAGCAGACAATACAACTCTCGCTAAATTCTTAAGAAACCTAGAAAGCAGAATTTATTCTACACTTGCAAAGGATATATCAGAATCTTTATTTGATTATAACAATCCTGGCACACTAGAGAATCCTGTAACTGGAGAAATCTGGTTAGAAGGCAACAGAATAATTTGGACAAATAACGGAGTCACAATCACTCTAGTAGTTGAAGAATGGTTAGATGGAGTGTTGTTATCAACAACAACTATCGAAATACCAGTCGGAAGCTTCGGGGGATGTTTTAGTGACTGCGCGACTGGCTAATGTATTAGCGCCTTTACTACTTGTCGGCTGTGCTTCATTTGGAGCACCGCAACAATATGACAACTGTTATAAATTCGAAGAAGGATTTAATAAAGATGTTGTAACAGGAATTGCAAAAGCAGGCACAGATAGAATGATATGTAGGACAGGACCTGTCATACAGCCTAGCGCTACTCAACAATTACTCAATTTACCATACCCCAACCAAAAGACAGTTGTAGCAGTATACAACTTTGGAGATAACTCGGGTCAAAGAAAAGGTGGAGACAATATAGCTAGTTTTAGTACTGCTGTAACCCAGGGAGCTCACCATATTTTGATTGAAGCTTTGAGGGACGCAGGTAGAGGAAATTGGTTTGTAGTCGTAGAGAGAACTGGACTTGATGCTTTGACAAAAGAAAGACAACTTGTAAGAAGTACTTTTGAAGCATACAATAAAGGGGCAGATGGAAAAACAATTTTAAAACCACTACTATATGCAGGAATGATTATAGAAGGTGGTATAGTTAGTTATGATACTAACATAAGAACTGGTGGTAACGGTGCTCGATATCTAGGAATAGGTATGAAGAATCAATATCGTGAGGATGTCGTTACAGTAACATTAAGAGCTGTATTAGTTCAAACAGGGGAGGTCTTGTTAAATGTTACAACCACAAAAACTATACTATCTACTGGAGGTGGAGGCGATGTATTCAGGTTTATAGAACTTGGGACAGAACTCGTTGAAATCGAAAGTGGTAGTACAGAGAACGAGCCAGTAGGACAAGCTGTAAGAGCTGCTATAGAAGCAGCTGTATATGGCCTAGTTGTCCAGGGACTCGAAAAAGAGGTTTGGGACTTCGACTACCCAAGCCTGGGAGAAAAGAATGAATAAGATAATTGGACTATTCGCGATTGTTCTATCTTTTTCAGCGTTCGCGGGTAATAATGATTTATATATTACTCAAACAGGTACAGGACTTACTTTGACTATTGACCAAATAGGTGCTACTAACAATGTTGGTACATCTCAAAATAGAGCAACTTTGTCAGGTACTTCAATGACAGTAGACATAGACCAGATTGGAGATACTAACTCCTTCTTGGCTTCACTACTTCAAGGCAACTCATCTAGTTGGACTTACAAAGTCACTGGTGATAGTAACACCGCTACTTTAGCAGGTGGAGCTTCAGGAGATATTGCTAGTTCCGATTTTGACTATAT